CCGACCTCTACAGAATCCCTTAAAACGGCCTCACAGAGCGTAGAAATGGCCTGTAGTACCCTCGCATCCATCAAGGATCAAATCAAGGTTCTAGAGGCACAGGAGGCACAGCTGCAGACCATGATTCAAGGTTATATGGAAGACAAGGGCACACTTGTGTCTATAGACAACAAAGTGCTGGCAACCTGGAAGAACGCAAAGGCATCCATGAAGTTTGATAGCAAACTCTTTCAGCAGTCCATGCCTGACATTTATGAGCAGTTTGTGCGCCCTATTCCAGGCAGCAGAAGGTTTCTAGTCAAATGAATACACATTTCCCTAAACTAAAGACTAATGCTCAAAAAGAGGCTAAGAACTATTTAGAGCAATATGTGTTGGACTTCAGTCCAAAAATAGACCCTCTGTTCACCAAGTACAGAAGAACAGACCCAATTACCTCTAGACAGGCTGCAGAAGACGTGATGGACAAGATCACAGACATCCAGCAAAAAGTCCTGGATTACGCACTAGATCGTGGTTATTTAGGCTTTACAGATGAGCAGATGAATGTCTACTTTCAAACCCACAAGAGTACATATCGCTCCAGGCGTGCAGAGCTGGTCAAGAAGGGTCTCATTGTGGACGCTGGTACAACTCGTGACAAGATGACCGTCTGGGTGCATAAGGAGTACTCTAATGACTAAAGACGAAATCATAGAGATTGCCAATAAGGTCAAGTTACCTTACGACTATGTTGGCGGTGGGTTAATGTGGTTAGATAAACTAGAACATTTTGCCAAACTGGTAGCTTATCATGAGAGTAAACGATTAACTGATGTCGCAATGAAAGCGGCTGAGAAAGCAGTTGATGTAGCAATGGCTATTGAACGTGAGGCGTGTGCAAAGATTGCAGAAGAACCTTGGCAAGGAAGTCCTAAAGCAATAGCAGAACTAATCCGAGCAAGGGGACAAAAATGACTAAAGATGAAATTATTGATTTGGCTATACATTCAGGTGCAATGTTTGACCATATGACATGGGTAGAAAGAGATTTGTTTCCCGTGTTTGAACGATTTGCCAAACTAGTAGCAGAAAAAGAACGTGAGGAATGTATCAAAATTGTTATGCAAGGCACAGGAGAGCCAATACAAAGAAAAACATTAGACATTCTTCATGAAGAACGTACCCGAATTGCATTAGCTATAAAGGAACAAGAATGAACGAAATATTAAATCAACCTATTACTTTGGGTCAACTTATGTTGTTTTCTATTATTTATTCATTTGTGCATTATTTGGTTGAAAAAGCAATTAAAGCAAGGGGACAAGAATGACTAAAGTCTACCCTTTTCTTCACCGCAATCCTACCTCTGGCCTGGTGACTCAGCATGATGGTATAGACCAGCGACTCTGGGTGGCAACACAAATAGCAGCTGGTATGGTCTCCTACGCTTACAGCAAATACGCTACGGTAGAAGAAATTGCAGCCTCCTCGTTTGCACTCGCAGACGCAATCCTAACTATGAATGAAGGTAAACCTGATGAACACCCCTGATTGGACAATATACATACTCACTGCAAGCACAGTGATCGACACACTTATTACACTCTGGGAGAAACTCGTATGAGTAATCTAGTACCTTTAACCGACATCCAGACGATGGCTGAAGTAGCAGCTGGGTCAAAGATGTTTGGGTTCAAGAACCCGCAAGAGGCAATGGCAATCATGTTACTGTGCCAGGCAGAAGACTTACACCCCGCCATAGCCATGCGGGACTATCACGTCATCCAAGGCCGTCCAGCCTTGAAAGCAGACGCAATGTTGGCTCGTTTTCAACAAGCGGGTGGAGCAGTTAATTGGAAGGTATACGAGGATGAGCAAGTCACGGGAATATTTAGCCATCCAGCGGGGGGCAGCCTTGAAGTCACCTGGACACTCGCAAAGGCCAAACTCATTGGTATTGCAAACAAAGACAATTGGCGCAATTATCCCAGGGCAATGTTGCGTGCTAGGTGCGTCTCTGAGGGTATCAGATCGGTCTATCCAGGCTGCGTTGTCGGTGTCTACACGCCTGAAGAAGTCCAGGATTTCTCACCTCCCAGACAAGAGCAGTCTGCTGTACCACCGTCTCCAGTTGAGGTCATTAAGGAAGTGGTTAAAGAGCAGCAACACGCAGAATGGCCTCTATTCGTCCCCAACTTAGAAGAGGCACACAGTGCCCACCACACGCCAGAAGAGTGGATAGAGGCTTATAGAGGGCTTGTAGAGCGCATCAACAGCTCTGCCAAACTTAAGGTACAAGAGAAGACAGACAAGATCATGTCTCTCTATGTGGTCAACCAAATGGTCACAGACAAGTTCAGCAGCCATCAACGCATCTTACTCAGAAGTGCTATTGCCCAGGCTGGTGTAGACCCAGCAACTCACATTCCCACAGACGCAGAAACCATAGATTTATAAGGAGAACACAATGCCATACGAAAAGAAACCAGCCGTAGGCGGTTACCCAGAAACCCCAGGTAAGGGTGTCATGTACTGGAACGAGGTATCTGACCGCAAACACGAGATGTCACCAGACTACTCTGGTTACGTCTTGTTGGAGATGGACTACAAACGGGGTGAGAAACTCTATTTGGGTGCGTGGAAGAAAGACACCTCCAGAGGCAACACTTTGCTCTCAGTCAAAGAAGACAACTGGCTGAAGAAGAAACGTCTGCAAGAGCAAGGTATCAAAATGCAAGACCGTGAGGTCACGCCTGGTTATGCCAAGGTTCACAAACCCCGTGATGAAGACGATTCAATCCCCTTCTGATGGTTACTAAGAAGATCAGCCCCACCCAGCGGTCTCTAGCCTACCTCAGAGAGGAAGGTTATCTAGTGTCTATAGTCGAGCATTGGAATCCATTTGCACGCATAAGACAGGACCTGTGGGGGTGGTGCGATCTTCTAGCTATCAAAGACAATGAGGTACTGGCGGTGCAAGTGACTGCCAGTGCAGTGTCCACAAGAATCAAGAAGATACAAGAAAGTGAGACTGTCTCATGGGTCAGGAAAGCCAACATCAAGATACACGTCCACGGCTGGAGAAAGTCTTTGAAGACGGGGAAATATGTGCTGAGAATAGAAGACATCTCGTGAGATTTATTAATATGAGTCTGCAAGAGTTGTGGGTCTTGGCCTATTCAGAAGGGTTCAAAGACGGTCAAAAAGAGGGACGTTAGCTCAGATGGTAGAGCAGCGGACTTTTAATCCGTTTGTCGTGGGTTCGATCCCCGCACGTCCCACCAAACAGAGCAGTGGATGCGAACTCCAGGGCAACCCTGGGAGTTAGGACGGGAGCTGGCATACCCCCGTAATCCACAGTATGCCTTTTCTAACTTAACAAGGAACAAATCATGGCAACTCGCAAGAAAAAAGAAGTGGTAGAAGAAGTAAAAGCAGACAAAAAGAAGAAGGAAACTAATATCTTTGTGGCAACCCCAATGTACGGTGGAATGTGTACAGGTTACTTTACCCAGTCCCTGATCACTCTGGGGCACACACTGCAGCAGAACGGCATCAGTATGGGGTTTAGTGCCATGTTCAACGAAAGTTTGATCCAGCGTGGCAGAAACGCCCTGGCACACACTTTTATGCAGAACAAACAGTACACCCACCTGATGTTCATAGACGCTGATATCAAGTTCCACGGGGCTGATATTGTGAAAATGATACAGGCAGACAAGGACATCATCTGTGGCATCTACCCTAAGAAAGAAATTAACTGGGCTGGGGTTGCACAAGCAGCTGCTGAAGGTGTTCCCGTAGACCAGTGGAAGAACCGCACAGGGTCTCTAGTGATCAACCTAAAAGACTATCAAGGTTCAGTGACTGTGCCTGTGGATAAGCCTGTGGAAATCTTTAATGGCGGTACTGGGTTCATGTTGATCAAGAGACGCACTTTTGAACGCATGAAAAAAGCGGTTAACAAGTACAAAAATGATGTTGGATTTATAGGCCAAGGCGTAGCACAAGAAGAATGGATCACAGAATACTTTGCCTGTGCTATTGAACCAGGCACAGAAAGACTGCTGTCCGAGGACTATTTCTTCTGCTGGAATGCTAGAGAGGTTGGCCTCAAAGTCTGGGCAGCACCGTGGGCACAATTAGGCCATTTTGGGACGTATTTGTTTGAAGGTGGACTCTTACCAGCACCTTAACGCTTGGCAGTCCTGGCGGCCTGTTTAAAGGCTTTTCTGGTAGGGTAACCAGGCTGACCAGGTTTCTTGGCGGGTAGGCCAGCCTTGCGTCTTTTGTTGATGTTGTAGTAAAGACCACGTTTTGCTTTTGGTGTTTTCATCTGCATCCCCATCTTTTTCTTGCTGCTTTACCTCTTTCACCAGTCCAACCTTTAGAACGAGCACAAAATGAACGATGTCTTGCTCCTGATTTTTGTGGTGCTTTTAGGTTTGATCCTGTCGCTCTGTTGTATTTGGATCGTCCTTTTGCTGTCAAACCTCCCCCTTTGGATGCTGGGAGTTTTTCTCCTCGTCCTACTGATAGTGACGGATTCTTGCTATTAGCCATACAGTCTTGTCCCCGCTTTATCTATGATTAACTTTTGTAGTCTAGGTTTGTCATTAGGACTATTAGGAACAGATATATGAGTCCAACGATCAAACTCACGAATAATTTGGTCATACTGCAACTCGCTCGCAATAATGGTTTTGACCACTTCATCTGGGGTCATACCAGGCACTCTCAGGTCAGCTGCACAACCCAACCGATGCTGAGACGTGTTTTTGCTACCCACGGCAGCATTCACGGCCTCACTCCTGTAGGCACTGTTGACCATGATAGGCTTGCCTCCTAGCGTGGTTTTAACCTGTTCTAGGAACACTGCCAGGCGCATAAGATTGGCTTTCTCATATTCGCTGGGAGTGTTATCTAGTTCCCGATGGTCTGTGACCGTGAGTTCTTCTAGGGTAAAGTGTTCAGTAAGTAGTGTCATTTTGTGGGCGTGCTCTGGTGAAGAAGTTGATCCTTGTTCTGGCTAGATGCAGAACTTCCAAAATAGAACCCAATAATGCCAGTCCAGGCAGTCCCTAAAGAACCCAGCATAATGTCGATCTGTGGGGCGTGTTGTATCTGACCGTACATCAACCCAAACAGAATGCCAAAAAACCCGCCTGTGACCCCTACAGCAAGCACAGGGGGTATCCATGAACGGGTGGTGGTCTGCATCTCTCTGGCAGACTTTCTGTCTTCTACCGCCAGCTGCTCAAAGTCCAAGCTCATCTCCTGAGCTTTTGCTTTCAATGCCAACTCAGCAGACTGAATGCTTGCGATCTGGTCAGCAGTCAGTTTGCCAGAATTGATCGTGTCTTGTACCGCATTAGGGTCAATACCTAGAGACTTGGAAACGGCCTCTACTGCCATGCCAGCAAGTGGACCGCCCAGGCATGAGGCAATTGTCGGTGCTAGTGTTTTAAGCCAATCCATTCTTATGCTCCTTACTCTTTTGGTAATCTAAGTGAATCCCGTACATCAATAGTGCAAAGGCCGTTAGGAGGACAAAGCAGCCAGCCAATAACGCTGCACGAACTTGCCATTTGTCAATGAACTGCCGTCTCTTGAGAGCAGCCAGCTCCACGGCTTTTTTTGTTCACGCTCGACTTTTTCTCGCTCTTTTCGTACAACTTCCCGCATCTCTACAAACTTGCTCCAGAGTCCTGGCATTCCTATTTGATAGATGATCATCTCTCTAAGGTCAGTCTCCATCTGCTCCAGCTGCTGCTGCCTCAAGATGCGGTTCATGGCCTCCTCGTTGATAGAGATATTCTTGGGTAAAGGGTTCTTTTTTGCCTCTTTCTCAGCCTCTTTATATGATTCCTGATGGGTAAAGAATGCCCCCAAATGACTACCAACGTCCTGGACAATATCGCTTACGTCTTTACCGTCCTTCTTAAAGTCTTGGTAAAGGTCAATACACTCTCGAATACCCGCATGGGCAGCTTTGCACGCTGCGAATATTGTGATTGGGTCCAATCAGAACCCCTCTCCAGGTGTGATGTAGCAAGTGGCATTGGCAGCATCTCCAATGATTTTTGCGTACACATTAGCACCAGGTCCCACCTGTATGTTTGTGAATACCTTGTACGAATAAGGTGGTAGCGCTATGACTGGACACGGACCAGCGTCTGGTAACGCAATGTTAAAATTACTGGTGGCGTTAATCTGTACATACACCGCAGAGTTTGTATCAGCATTGGCTAGATAATATTGTTGGCAAGGACTGTTAGATTGAATAGTAAACACATTGGATTGCGTGTTTGCAGCACCATTAGCAATCATCCTAACAGTATTGCCCATCTGTTGGAATGGAATGTTATTAGCCATTTCAGTAAACCTTTCCACCACCACCAGAGGTAGGTGACTTCTTGGTGTTGTAACTAGGCGTGCCAGAGAAGTCAATCACTGACCTAAACCCGCCCATAGGCAATGTGCCAGGTGTCCATCTTTCCATGCCAACAGACCCGTCACGGGGTAACTGAGGACGCACAGACTTGGCAATTTGTTGGTTTACCTCATGGGGTCTCTGGTGTTTAGAGTTAGCCATGTGGCTGTTTTCATAATCAGCCCTGGGACTCATAGGGTTCTTGTTGCGGTTGCTGCTTGGCATGACTAACCTCCTTGTTCTTTACAACTAAATAACTGAATAACACAAATATAGCAAGTGTTGCTACCCTTGTCCAATCACCCGCCCACAACGTGTAGGACGTTAACCCACACGACATCAGCAGTGCCAGAATCGTGATTAGACGATCTGAGATAACCTTTAACGCTAACGTGATCAATGAGACTTTATCCATAGAACCCCCTTTAAAAAGCCCTATTATGCCTCGTTTTCCTCGTCTTCTAATCCCATAAACCCACTACCCCACTCGTCATCTTGCATCTTCATCTTGATGGCCTCCAACTTGAGGGCACGGTCTATCAC